TGGGCGACTTGGTATATACTTACCACTTGATATAGTCTCAAATGTTGGTTCTACACCTTCAATCTTCAAGCCCTTGAGACGGCCTGTATTTTCTTCAAGGAAACTGTAACCAAATACACCTAATGCGTTTGGATTGCTTATGAGTTTTTGTGCGATAAGATTATCGTTTTCACCTGCTTCTACATATGCACCATCTTCACGGATAGTGTGACATACTCTCTTATAACGCTTCTCATCAATGTCTTTGATTGCCTTGATCCAAGGATATGTTTGACATCCTGCTTCAAGGTATAGTTCTGCGAAACTGTCTCTTGTACCACTTGTTGGTGGTGGACCCAATACTTCAATCTTTGTGTTTGGCAGACTTGGGTTTACATCACGCCATGTCTTATATGGATTTGGGATCAATGATTGTGTATTGTTTGGGTCTGGAATATTCTTAGCGAGTGCGAGATAAACATCTTTGCGTGTTAGAGCATCAAGTTTACCAGTCTTGTTTTCTGCTACTGTTAGACCATCATAACCAATGATTATTTCAACAATATCTTTGACGCCATTGTTTGAGCATGTAGCAAACTCTGCTGGCTTCATGCGGCGACTTGCGTTAGCAACATCTGGATGTTGTGGGCCAACGCCATTACAAAATAGTTTGATACCACCACCTGTACCAGTGCTTTCAACCTTTGGTGTTGGGAAACGACCCTGACGACCAAATTGTTCTGCTACTGTTGTAGTGAATGGATATACTGTTGAACTGCCTACGATTGAGATTTGATCTCTTGCTTGCGCACTTGCGCTTGCGATTAGAACTATGCCTAAAGCAAATAGTTTTTTCATTTTATAAACCTCCTTGTTTCGCAAATATTTACATAAACAAGGAGATTTTTTTATTACATTTTGATTACAGTTATTTGTGCTTGGGTGGGTCTGTTTTTAGTTTGTCATTACTTTTATCGTAAGTAATGTGTTCTAAAAAAAATAATGTTTTGAGAAAATGTAAAACTTCTTTAATCTTTTTCATATTGTTTTCCTTTTACAAAAAGACCCGCCTTATTAGGGCGGGCCCGCATATCTGTGCGACAGTTGGTGTTACTTCTTGAATGACCAATAGATAACAGCCAATGCGATCAAGCCTACAAGACCTTTTTCGCCAAGTGCGCCCACAAAGTTTGTGATAGCACCTACTACATCAAGTCCTAAGAATGGTACTGCCGCACCAAACAGGATTTGCAATACGACTCCCATAGCAATCAATTTTACCCCTAAGTGTGTGATATGACTTAGAAGGTCTCCTGCCATGTTCATCATGTTTTTTAATGCATCCATGTTTATTTCCTCCAGAGGATAGGGAAAATCTACCTCAGAATTATTTACCGTATATAGGCTGCACATTGTAGATGTATATTTAAATGTATGGTAAATATTAGTATATTAAATAGTTTTATGATTACTACTAATGTTTGGTATTCGGGATTAAACAACCATAAGAAAAATACCTTTAAAGAGAACAACAAGTTTAGGCAACATAGTTATAATCTTGAGTTTATAGATCAAGATATACCAAACAATAGAACACTAGATCAAATTTTTCTTGATCATGTAGCAAATAGACAGACCAAATATATAGAAGTATTATATAGCGGGGGATTGGATAGTGAGTGTGTATTAAATAGTTGTTTGAATAACAAACTCCCTGTTCGCGCAATTACTATGCGTTTAATGACAAAGGGATTTCCTATCAACACTCACGATTTGTATTATAGCGAACGCTATTGTAGAAGAAAAAATATAGAACAGATTTTTATTGATTTAGATTTAGACAAGTTTTTTGAAAATGGTATATATTTTGAATTATTAGAACCATATAAAATAACTATGATACATGTGGCAACACATTTTTGGTTATTCAAACAATGTACAGGATTTCCTATATTAGGCGGAGACTATAGTTGGCCACAAATAGATATAGGCAAAAATATCATAAGTCCACATAAGCATGCCTTTGCTATGTACGATAAGTTTTTATTGGATAATAGCATAAATGGCATAGGCAATATGTTAAGTTATAGTGCTGAATCTAATATCTTCTTTTTAAAGAATCATATTGATTTAATCAAAAATGATGTTACTGGGGTATACGGCGGTGATGATTTTAAAATTACTTTCTTAAAAAGAGACTTGTGCAAGAAAGTAGGCTACACAGATGTTGAACACCGTATGAAAAGTTATGGCTGGGATTTCATTAATCCATTAGTAATAAATTATAATCCCTACTTGAAAAACTTATATAGTAAATTAGGTACTACTAGTTCATCTGTGACATGGAACAAGCAAATAGCCGACGTTATAGGCAATGTTCCTGGAACAAATAATAGTTATGGAAAATAAAAATGGTGCCCCCACATGGACTTGAACCAGGAACCTGCGGATTATGAGTCCGTCGCTCTAACCAATTGAGCTATAGGGGCATTTTTAAAATGGTGCCTCGGGCCGGACTTGAACCGGCATAGCTATCGCCGACAGATTTTAAGTCTGTTGTGTATACCAATTTCACCACCGAGGCGTAATATGGTGCGGGATGAGAGGGTCGAACTCCCGACATTCGCCGTGTAAAGGCGCTACTCTACCACTGAGTTAATCCCGCAAATTGTTAAAGATCATGGTCGGGATACAAGGATTCGAACCTTGGACCCTTTGCTCCCAAAGCAAATGCTCTACCAGGCTGAGCTACATCCCGAGTCGTCAATATATCTATTATACAGTAATTGTTATTCAATTCAAGTTAATTGGGTAATTAAACTGTTCTGCCTTTATAAAATCCTTCAGGGTATTTACTACCTTTTTTTACCTTAAGATTTTTTTGGCCGTTAGTTATCCATTCAGATCCAAATTGTGAATTTTTATTTCCTTTTTGATTTCGTGAATTTTTTTGTCCGATTAATTTTTTAGTTTCATCGGAATGTTTTTTGCCCAACCAATGTGATCCATTTTGTTTATAATAATTTTTTATTGAGGCAGATAAATTTTTAAGGTATTCTTTTTTGAATGCAGGATCACTTGCTAATTTTTGTCTTAAAATTTTATTAGCCTTAGGAATAAATTGTTTACCATTTTGACCATTTTTCCCGTAAACATTCTTTTTTGTTTGATTTATATAATCGAATCCGCCGGTACCCCCTACTTTTAGATTGTAGGTGTTATTTTCAGATATAAAATTTTCGTTCACTAATTCTGCTTCTTTACTATACATGTCTATAGGGTTATCAAAGACAAATAAGATTTCTTTTTTGAAAGAATCTATTCCATATTTTTTGATAGCAAGATTAAGATATTTACCGGAACCCATATAACCGTCATCTAAATTTTGTGTTTTATGAACACCAATATAAACTTTTTGATTAATAAGATTGGTAATTTTATAAACAATAAAATGCATAATTGTATTTATGCGTTCGATAAATTTTTACTGGCGAGGTAGGGATCGAACCTACGATGACTTTCGTCCACGGATTAACAGTCCGCTGCATTACCTCTCTGCGCACTCGCCAAGTAAATTTATTTATATCACAAAAACAAAAGGGGCAACATTTCTGTCGCCCCCCAATCCTCTGGAGTGGATTGTGAAAAAACACCTATCAGGCGTTCTTTTCTTCCTTATTGCAACGAGTGAATAGATATTCCTTCGCTGTTTTCATTTCTGAGTTACTCAATACGCCGTCACCATTCTTGTCTGCTCTTTCAAAAAGACCTGGGCGTACTTCACACTTTGCTGATAGTTCAGCGAAACTTACACGCTGATCACCATCTGTATCAAACTTACTTGCACGGTCCTTTGCCATTACTGGAATTGAAACCAATGCTAATAGAACAACTGCTAACTTCTTCATAATAAACTCCTGATAGGTATGGCGCGTCCTTGCGCAATGTTATTTATACTGATTGGCCAAAAAGTATAGTTTTTGTATAGTACAAAAGTTATACAAGAATGGTGCCCTCTGTCGGATTCGAACTGACCACCTGCGCATTACAAGTGCGCTGCTCTACCAAATGAGCTAAGAGGGCAATATCTTATTATATATTACTTTAAAAACTTCTCAAACATTTTTATGTCTTTAAATTGGTCAAACGAGAAAAAACAATTATGCCTGTCATTAGTATTTGAACCTATAACACGGTGCAAATAAGTTGTGTTGATAAAATGCATATGTCCATATTCTAGTTTGTAACTATGTATGTTGTCTTTCTCGTCCTTAATTTGAAAAAATGATTCAACATTGTTTAATGGAATATGTATTCTAGGTAGCATATGTTTAGTATGAAAGTCAACATTTGTTCCTTTATTTAATAAACTAAACCTAAATCTGCAAATTTGATTAACATAGTTATGTAAAAAATCTTTTGCAATTTGCAATTTGTTTTCATCGTTCCAAACAGTCCAATCTAAGTCGTTAAATGTCAATACATGTTCTTTATCATTAGACTGTATAAACCATTGCTTGTATTTAGGTGTCTGCCAATAACGGTATAAAAACTTAAGTCTATCAGACTTAATACTAGTATCCATACCGGGTTTAATATTAGTTGTAAAATAGTCAAATGTTTCCTGTAAGTTATTAAGGACATCTTGTGGAACTTCACAAAGATGTCCAAAATAACCATATTGTGAATAATCTATACTCAATTAATTACTCTACTATGTTTTGGAACACCTGCTAGCAAATATTCCATTTGATCGGCAAGAATATTACGATTCTGTAATATCAAATTTTCAAAATGATTAGGTGCATAAGGCACATAAATCAATTCAAGTTTTGCTTCTTTCAAACTCTTGCTACCCTTGCGTGTATTGCAACGCTTACATGCACTAACAACATTCATCCAATCATCAACACCGCCCTTACTGCGAGGTACGATATGATCACGACTGAGTTGACCAGCATTAGGAAAATGTTCACCGCAGTAAGCACAGATGTGTCTATCACGACCAAATAGTGTTTTGTTAGTTAGTGTGACACGACCTTGCCTCGCAGGGTTAAATCCATGCCCCTTAATGGCAATAATGCTTGGTGTTTCGAGATAACTTTGATTACCATTGTTTTGTACACCACCACGATATTTTGCGATAACCTCTCCAAGCGACCAGGCAACTGCACCCTTTGCTTGGTACACGATTGCCATGTCATGACTTACCCACTGTCGTGGAGTCCCGCCAATATCTAATGCTAAAACTGCCATATAGTCCTCAAGTATTTACTTTCTTTAAATAATCCCTGCGTACTAAAACTTCACGCTGGGTCCCTTGCTTAATCAACTTAACATATTCAATGCCGTCAATAAACTTTGTATCACGTTTACCGCTGGCAATAAATCTTTCCTTATTGTAAATATTTTCAAAAACTGCCTGCTTCATGATAATACTTCCTAATATGGTGCCCAGAAAAGGACTCGAACCTTCACGCACTATGGCACTGGCTTCTAAGACCAGGGTGTCTACCAATTCCACCATCTGGGCAATATCTTACTTCTTACGGTCACGCCACATTACATACAGTAGTGGGCCAATACAGGCTCCTACTACTATAGCAATAATGGCAAACAGTTGTAATCCAACTGCAATTTGTTCCCAACTCATAAAAAACTCCTATCTATCATTCTGTCTACGATTATACTCTTCCACTGCACTTTTTTCAACCATTTGTTCATCCAATTTTAATTCTTCTGCGACTTCGCGCATAGCACTAAAGAGTTTACCCAATTGTTCCTCTATATCCTTATTTGTCTTTTTCTTTTGCAGACTATGAACATTTTTTGTACATACACTAGCCATACGGTTGGCTTCATCTGTCAAATAAATTAGTGCTAATTGTTTACTATCCATCATATAATTTTTACCTTTTTAATTTGGAGCGGGATGAGAGAATCGAACTCTCGACGTCAGCTTGGAAGGCTGTGGTTTTACCATTAAACTAATCCCGCAATATATTATTTGCTAATTCAACAAATGGTTTTACATCCTTTTTTGTTAAATCTAAATAAAATTCTTCTTTCAAGTACTTAGTAGTGCTTGAAGCCATGTAAGCATTTATTTCGTCAATGATTACATTATTACTATAACCCATAGTTTTAAGTATGTTTATCAAATCCTTTTTTAAATCGGTACGCATATGCCTTACAACAGTATCTACCTTTTGCTTGTAACTAGGGTTAAGGTAATAATATGCATGTACCAATTCATGTTTCAATGTAGCACTATCATTCTTTTTCGTCGCTATTACATAATAGGGCTTGTTTGCAAACTTGCGTGTAAGTTTATATAATTCTTTTTCTTTCTTGCTTAACTCAAAGTGTTTAAAAAATTCTTCAAGTATATGGCTGGGTAGATTGAACCCGGCCCAATAATTAAAATAGTCTATAGACCCATCTTTTTGTAGATAGTGATCAAGAAAGTCAGAAAAATCAAATACTTTATTACGCAACTTCGTACTATTGCATTCATAAAATTCTTGAGGTCTGCATAGTGTCAACGACATTTCTTTTTGATTTGGAAATGTCAAATATAAAATATTTTTGTTATAAACTTTTAACTTCATATATACCTCAAATTTGGCGACCTCGGCAGGATTCGAACCTGCGACCCACAGCTTAGAAGGCTGTTGCTCTATCCCCTGAGCTACGAGGCCTAAAAAATGGTAGGACCTGGGAGATTTGAACTCCCGACCAATAGATTAAAAGTCTACTGCTCTACCAACTGAGCTAAGGTCCCGTAATCTCTCAAACGTACAATCGTCATCTTGAAATTATAAATCATTCATCGGAACTTATCAAGTTAGTTGGGGTGACCGGTTGGATTCGAACCAACGAATACCGGGATCACAACCCGGGGTCTTAGGCCACTTGACAACGGTCACATAAAATGGTAGCAGCGGTCGGACTCAAACCGACGATAGACACCGTATGAAGATGCTGCATTAGTCGCTATGCTACGCTGCCATAATTGGCGACTCGGAACGGATTCGAACCGTCGATCTCCTGCGTGACAGGCAGGCGTATTAGGCCAACTATACTACCGAGCCAAACTGGCGGAGACGGTTGGATTTG